TTATGTTCTTTAGAACAGGAGATAAAAGATTATAATGGCATTAGATAGTTACACAAATTTAAAAACTGCAATAGCAAACTTTCTTGCTAGAGATGATCTTACGTCAGAAATTGATGACTTTATTGATCTTACAGAAGCAGACCTTAATCGTAGATTACGTATAAGAGCTATGGAAAATGTTTCATCGTTTACTATTGACTCTGAAACAGAAGCGTTACCTACAGGTTTTTTACAAGTTAGAAGTTTTCACTTGGTGCAAAACCCAAAGATTGCACTACAATTTATGACACCGTTTCACCAGTACGAAACTAAAGGTTCATCACAAACAGGAACACCAAAGGTCTATTCGATAGAAGGATCAAACTTTAGATTTAGTCCTTTGCCAGACACAAGCTATACTGCAAGTCTTGTTTTTTACAAAGCACTTGATTCACTTGATGGTAGCACAGCTACTAATTTTATTTTGACAAACCATCCAGATGTTTA